TACATAACGGATTTTCACCCGCATTTTTTCATCCTCAAGTATCGTTGCCTCTTGACCTTCAGGAACTGTAATTTCCGCCGAACTAATTTCTTTTGCGTCAATCATATCCTGTAACGGTTTAAACATGAACTTAGCTCTCGTTTCAAGCTCTCCCTGTACATCTTCCAGATCAATGTCATCATTCAGAAGCAGAAGTCCTTCTTTTCGGGTCTCTCGAATGATTTTATTCTTTACACGAACATCCTCGGCATAACGATAGTCGCTTCCATCTGGGCACATCATTTTTGTATGATAAACAAAGAAGTCATCAAGACCGTCATATTCACGAAAAGTTAAGTATCCTGCAAGATCAAGCAGTTCAATGATTGCATTGTCCATGCTGCCGGGAGCCAATTCAAGAAGCTGTGACTTTGCAATACCGAAGCCCGCCTCAGCTCTTGTCTTGCCGATAGACACTTGCACTTTTGCCTTTGCATAAAGCCCTGATACAAGCCCCGCTAAGTTGACGCGTTGTGTTGTGCCATCAAGCTTTACGAGACGGCCCCATGCGGTAACGACTTGAATGTCATAATTCTTGATTTTCTTTCTATCCGCCTCAAGGCCTAAAGCCCAATCTGTAAGGTCTCCATAGATTCCTTCGATAGGGAAGGCAGCTTCCATAATGAAGAACATAGGCTTGTGGTAGGTATCCCGAAGCTCTACCTGAGCGGAACTAACTGCTTGCCACAAAGCAAGGGAACTTTCACCCACAATATGAACAAATTCATACTCCTGATTGAAGTTCTTAAGTTTGTCAATTGCTGCTATAACATCGCCATTCGTCATTGTAGGAGCAGTCGTTTGAAATGTGTATGAGTCGTTTACTAAGAATGAGCTTGGCTTCTGGTCTTCCTGTGTTGCTTCGATAAACTTGATAGTCAATCCTGTACCCGTAAGCTCAAAGGAACCGGTGACAGGTACAGTTGTTTCGTTGCTGTAGCTATTGCCTCCATCAATCGAGACTATAAATGCAGCTGTATTGAGTCCGCCTTGTGCAGTAATTTTTACTTTCACTGGGAATGCGTTGGTGGGACTTCCGCTTACTGTCATGCTTCCACTACCGTCACCTGTTTTTGTAATGTCCCCCAAAGTTCCTGCTGTAGTAGCAGATACAGGGAGGCAGTACACTCGGTTCGCACCGAACTGAACAGAGTCCATAACGGCGTCAGCTAAGGGGGAGAGCCCAAGACGAGACTTGATTTTTGCAGCGTCCATATCTCCTGTTACAACAATTGGTGTATCCGAAACCACGGGGGAGACACCAATCTTAACATGCAGACCATCACCTTTGGCTGTAGCAAAGCCAAGAAGACCATCCGTAACCTTGTGAGTAACATCTCTAAGCATTTATTTTTTCACCTTCCTCTCTTTGGTGGGGGGTCTGCCGTCCATAGATGCTCCGGTAAATTCAGCAACTGCTTGAGCGAACTCTTCCTCGCTGATTTGCTTACCGGGCCGCCAACCATTCGCGGCACAAACTCCCGAGAAGATCGCATTTCCGATTTTGTTCTTCCTTCGGAGCTCATTAATTTCAAAGAGCTCCGGAGCCTGTTTGGTTACTTCTGACTCTGCCGCTTTTGCAGCATCCGTGTTCTGGTTCTTAGTTGCCATGTGTAGGCTCCTTTCCGTTATTTTTGGATATGGATTCAATCTCAAGCTTGGTGAGCTTTGCAAAATCCGTATCTCTATAAATGCCGCCGTCAAATCGTACTTTGATTTGTACGGCGACTTTAGCTTTTAAAATTGAGTCATCGCTATCTACCCAATCCGCACCCTCAACCTCAATCGGAACAAAGTTTCCATCAACCATGATGCCGGAGTCGAGGCTGGAAAGAAATCTTTCAAACATCGCCTCTGCTGCATCTTCGCTGTATTCTCCAATAATCACAGTGAACGAAAGTCCTCGATCAAAGACCTTACGCCGTTTTTTTCGCGCCCCTGTTTGGTCACTATAACGTGTTTTTGAGCCGTTTCGGTTAAAGGTCTCTGCCTCAAAAAGAATCGCTCCAATGTGACTATCTTGACTTCGTTCAAGTGACTTCTGAGTGGTGTAGGGCTTTGTCTTGAGCCCTGCCTCCTTAAGTTTATCAAGAAGATATTGTTTGCTACACGCGTATAACATTGCTAATCCTCCCTTGATATGAAGTCTTGAATTGTGCCTTTGATCTCTTGCATGTCTTCGTCCGATAGGCCGAGGAAGGGACGGGCGGGGATATTCACTTTGACCATCTTCTTGCTAAACCATCGCCCTCCAACTTGGAAACGTAAGGTTTTTGCTCTGCGGGCTCGTATAGTTCGGCCCTGTTCGCCAAACTGGTGCGTCGCCGCATGTTTGGTATTGGTGCCGACTGCGAAACCCGAAGCATCCGACTTTGACCGAATAGAGTTCCTAAGCTGTGCTGTCTGAATGAGCGTTTTCCCGCCCTCGGATGCCGCTCGGATAGAAGTCTTCCACGCTTTATTATCCGGGCCTTTGCTTGTCTTGAAACGCTCTAAGGTGGATTCACGGGTTCCTTGGCTGAGTGCGGCGTTAATTTTCTTCTTGTCAAGCTCTGCGAAGCTTCGTATTTTACGAAGCATTCCGCGGGTATCTCCTTCAATCCGGATGCTATACATATTACATCCCCCTCATTGTATCCCGACTAAAAAGTCTAGGACTTGAACTTAACGAAAACCCGGTTGATGCTGCGGTCTGCGGGTCGTCGGTCTGACCTCCAATTGAGACCTTTCCCTCCGCGACAAGCGTGAGGAACTTCACCGCAGCATTATAACGATTGAGGTAATTCTTTTCTTCGCCACTTTCATCTATACCAATACGAGAGTATAGATTGTAGACTGCAATATCCTTTGCAAATTTGTTAATTACTTTCAGCGTGGGGTTTATCGGCACGGTGTACCTTTTTGCAAGGTATCCATCAATTTCACCCTCAGCGTCGGCAATTGCTGCTTCAATAATTGGAGCTGCCTTTGCCTCTCTCTCAGCACCATCTTCGATAAACTCATCACCTATGATTGCATTGAGGGCATCACCCTTAAGCATTTCTCTTACTTCTGTGCCTGTGCAGTAACTCACGTTGTCCCCTCCCTTCTAAGAGTTGGTTCTTTAATTAGGCATTTGCGCTGCCATCTGAGCCATATGCCATCTGCCAGAAGCCAAAGCCAGCATTACCGCGAGAGTCTGCGCCGTAAATGAAAGTCTTCTGGAAGAATACATTGTCATCATTTTCAGCGGTTTTACTTACAAACTTGGCTTTTTTGCGCTCCTGATAGATTAAAGGTTTAATTGGGCGAGTGGTGCAGAGCAAATACCATGCGGTATCCTTGCCCGCCAGTTGAGGAACAACCAGTGTTTCGGCAGTTCCTTTCATGGTGTTTGTGCTTCCGTTAATAAAATCAGACTGAGTAATGCTTCTAGCCACTCCCTCTAACGCTGGAGGCACAACAAGGAGGTTAGGAACCAGTCCCAGCGCACGGCCTTTGCCATTGGTGAGAGACATCATCGCAGAACGAGCTGCGACGTATGCTTCAAGAGTCAGCTTTGCAGTACCTTTATTTGAGACACTCTTTTCACCGACTTCGTGGTCTGTGGCAAAGAATGCTTTTTCGTCAGAGCACTTAGCTGTAAAGCCATTCATAAGCAACTCAAAAACAAGCTCGTCGGGATGCATTGCTGCGGACTGTCCAAGCATCTGAATAGATGGATTATACAGGCCGATTTTGTCGTCATCGACTGCATTACGGTCAACGGCAACTGTTAGCTCAAAGTCCTTGTTTTTGATAATGTAGTCGCTTCCTGCGAGATTCTGAATTTCACGGTCTCCAATCCATTCCCTCATGCCAGGGATGTCACCGAGCCATGCATAAGTCTCGGCGTCAGAGGTGGAAGGGGTAACGGTTGCGATTCTTTCAAAGAGAGGCTTCTGCTCCTCAAATGCTTTATTAAAAATGGTGTTAAATCCTATGTAGATGCCTCTCAAAGTTTGAGAACTAATATTCATGTTATATATCCTCCTTCTGTGTTACGCCGTCACGGGATAGGTGAGGGCAGGATTAATCTCTACAGCAACACCTCTATCATCAACTCGGATGACTAATCCGGCAACAGAGGAACCAGTTGCAAGAGCCGTAACGGTGTGGTCGTCCTCCATATAGCAGGGAGCGAGAACGTGAGATGCCTTGAGCTTGTTTGCGGCGGTTGACGTATTATCAAATACAAATACTCCTCTTGAAACACGAATAATTGCGGCCCCGTCTGCGCCTAGATTTTGTATAGTTTCTTCGGCACGCCCTGCGGCTGTGATGCTTGCAGCCTTTTTTGCGGGGATTGCAAAGCCGTTTCCATCAATCGCAACAAGTGCACCTTGATAAATCGTGGTGTTTGCTTTTACAGGTAAGGCAAGATATTTTGCGCCGTTGGCAATTTCGGTAGTATCTCTTTCTTTTGTCAATGCTGCCATAGTTTATTTACTCCTTTCCGTATTTTTCGATGTCATCTTTGCTAACACCGAGCTGTTTGCATACAAGCATAGTTGCTTCGTCAACTGTATTGCTTTTAAGTTCCTTCATTTCACCACCCGCAATTTCACTCATAGGCACCACTTGGGGAGCCTTTTCAACGAAAGAGCCGAAGCCAGTGGGGTCGCTGAGCGCATAACTCTTGGCCCACTCAGATTGCGCAGGGGTAATTTTTCCGGACTTAAGAGCCAGAGTAACAGCGTCCGAAGCTTCTCGCTCCTGATTTTGACGCTTAAGAGCCTTAAGCTCCTCCATGACGTTCACTCCATCAATGTTTCCACCCTTAAGCTCCATGATCTTTGCGGTCACATCATCTGTGGGTGCTCCTGCTTTAAGACCGAGCAATTCACAAACCGCTTTATTTGCAACAATTTTTTCGGGTTCTTTGGGTTGTGTGCCATCGCCTGTCGCCGTTGTCTTAAGGCTTTTTACTTCATCAAGCGTCTTGCTGATAGCTTCAAAAACTTGTTCTTCGGTTGCGTCTTCTCCAAGTCCTAGGAGCTGCGCAATTTTTTTCATAATTTCCATACTTTGTTGTCCTCCTTCAAAAGTTGATGAATTTACAATAGGAACCATTTTTTCAATCGCAGGGGTGTTGGTAAGCGCCAGCGAGTGCAATCCGTTTGCTTTACCATCCTTGCGGACTGTAATAACAGGAGACAAATAACGATATTCTCTGTTTTTGAGATACTCCATTGCCTGAGATGTCCACTCAACCAGTGCCTTGATATGACCGTCCTCAAGTTTGAGCTCTTTGACCCATCCGGCAGCGGGGGCTTGAATGCCTTTGAGTGTTTGGTGCTCATAGTCGACAACAAGGTCAACTCCCCGCTGTGCAATTTGTGCCTTCATTTCACGGAGGCTTTCTTCGTCCACATCAAACTCACCCTTGGAGCTAATAACGTGACCGAGAGGAAGGACGGATATAGTCTCCGGGACTCCTTCAACCTCCGCTCCTTTGAGGATAAAATAATCCTTCATTTTGAGTTGTCCTCCTTAAATTTGTTTTGTTGGGCTATAACTACCGTTAGCACGCGTTATAACGCGCCTGTTCCATCATATCCATAGAATTCCTCTGCGGAATTCTCTAAGCGTTCTAATGGCCTTTTAAAGGCTTGTTATTATGTGGTATCACTTTGTTGCTTCTGATAGGCTTTTATAAGTGACTTGGGGTAGCCTTTCAGGTCTGGGTCAAAGCGTACCTTTGCCGGGTTCGTCGAGAACTGGGGGTCTGGTAAAATGTCAACAGAACGCCCGTCTTGGAGTTTTCCAGCTTTGGGTGCTTCGTCTTCAATCTTTAGCCCTCGCTGCTCAACTTGTCGCTTCGATAAGCTTCTCACAGTGCAACGGCAACGAAAGCCATTTGGTGGGAACCATGTGTCCCAGACCGGGGAGTCTGCAGGGAAGACCTTTCCATCCATTGCAAGATGACTTGGTCGGGTATGCGTATCATTGACCGCGTCATATTGCCAATAGGGGCGAAGCTTCACGACGTCCGGGTCTGTCATCTGTTCGTAGTGCCCAACGTTATAGGCCGTCTGGATGTTGGTGCGGAAGATGTTATCGGCCTGTAATGTGTCAAGTCCTTCGTAGCCTTGCGACTCTAAGAACTGGTTCATATTAGCCCGAAACTCTGTAAAAGTATTTCCTTCTTCCAACGCCGCAAGAATTTCGTCATAAAACCGCTTAAGTATCTGGGCTTTTGTGTAGCCGGTTACAGTGAAGGCAAGGCTCCGATATTCCTCAGCTATCTTATAAAATTCTGATGCCTTGACAGGGACTCGCTCCTTAAAGTAATCAACTGCCTCCTCGAAGGTCATGTCCTTACGATTGAACAGCACTTCAATTTCACTCATTTCTTACCACCCGCCCCTCAAGGTTTGCGTAAAGCATGACCTTTTGAAGCAGCTCCTCAACTTGCGAGACATCCATTCGGTCAAACAGATCGGCAACTTGTTTGTCATCTTCCATCATGTCACGAAGCTCTTCGAGGCTTCCGGCATTCTCAATTATTTTGAGAACGGGCCCAAAAGCTTTCTTGAAGCTTCCCGCATTTCTTTTGACGGCTGCGTCAGCAAGCTTGTCAATATGTTCCTGTGTTCCGATCGGTGTGGAGGTGGGAGCCTTTAGATCAAGCTGCTTAAGCGGCATATCCCCCATAAATCCTCTTTGAGCAAAAGAAGGGGTTGCAATTTCTTCGCCGTCTTCCGGTTTCGGAATAGAAAACTTTTTATAAATATATGAGGTAGGAACTTTAAGTCCTGTCTTCTCAATCAGCGTTCCGAGAATGTTAGCCGTCTGCTCGAGGTCTTCCGACTCCTCGCAGTCAAAGCGAAGGTAAGGAATGCGCTTATCCTCTCCAAAGTTGAAGATACAAAGGGGGCGAATCAGGTCTCGTCTCAGTGTTGCAGCAAGTGCCTTGCAGTCTGCAACAGTAAGGTCATGTCTTACTTCATTATGCGTCTTAGACTGTGCGAAACTGCCTCCGCCGCTGTCCGAGGTTAATGTCTGCCCGAGGACTGCCTTGGAGACTTGCTCGTCACAATATCGTGCTAGGCGCTCGTAAAGGTCAGTGCTCGAGGCTTTCTCCGTGGTAATAAAGTCGATTGCAGTTCCATCCGGAACCATTCCCGCAGCATCTACCCCGATTTGTATAAGTGCTTGCATTAAGGCAGCTTTGTCAGCTTCACTTGCTCCAGGCTGATATTTGCCTAAGCGCAGCGGCATACCATATACTTCACAGAAGGCAATCCAGTCCTTGATATTATAGTTTTTGAATAAGTACATCCACGAAATCACTCGGAGAACGCCAGCTCTTGAAGGATGTCCACTTCTTGCTTTATAGCGATGGAGAATAAACTTACTTTCTGGAAGAAGGATACCCGCTGGGGATTCCTTCGTTCTCACTTTGAACGAGTCATCTACAGCATCCCAAAAGAATCGTTTTTGATGTCGGGAGCGAATATCATTGGCAGTTACATGCCCCTCGTCATATCCCCACATGATTTCAGAGATTGCAAAACCTTTACCAATTGCATCAAGGAGATCCGTCATGACATCCTCAAAACCTTCAATACTGTTAATCTGGGCATTAATAAACTCAGCAATTTCCTTATCTTTTGGGTCGTCAGTGTCAAAAGGAATGATTTCAAAGTCGAGACCCGTAACAGCATTCTTTCTGGTTTGAAGCTGGGAAAAGAGGTGAGGGTCTTTTTCTTCCATTTCCTCAAAAAGTTCCATTTGCCGAAGTACATCCCCGGCGTCAGCCTCGCGGAATATTTCCGCCAACTTCTGCGGGGTTAGTCCATTAGATGGATACTCACTATATTTATCTGTAACCTGGGCGACAGCAATTTCGTTTGTCTCAGGTCTCCGTAGAGGCGGAGTTTGTGGAATGAGGCGTGATTGATTTCTTGTATTTTTGTTCTTTGCCATTGCTCCTCCTCCTTAGTAAGCTCCGCGCTTAAAATCAAGGGCGCGGGCAACAACTGAGCGATAGTCTGTTTTTCTTCCGACCTTGCAGTCAAGAGCAAGCTTAACTACCATTTGCAAACCGTCTGGGCCATCATCATTCTTACCCATTGGATACTCAGTCATCTGTTTGTATAGTGTCTTGTGTTTTTTGGAGAACTTGATATACCCATTCTTAACGAATGGCTGCAAGCTCTGAATGCGGGCGTCTTTGTTCTGTGTGCTGTTGATTTCCACAATAGGTAGGTACTCGCCCGCCTCAGCGGAACGCTGACGCATAATTTCTGCAAAGTAATACTGAAACTGAACCGTCTCAACACCAAACTGGTAATACGGCCTCTTAAACTCTCGCTTGAGTCGACGGCTTGCTTCGAGGGCATCGTCGATAATCTTGTCGGGTTTGCGCTTTTCAATATCTGCAATGATGATGTATAAGAACCCTGTTTGTGTATCCTTGGCAAGAGCAAAAATGGAGCTTGTATCTGATTTCTTATTCTTACCGAGGGATGGGTCATTTGCTCCAAAGAATAGGAAACGGGGGTCGGAGAAGTCTGGAGACATCTTCCCGTCGTCATCGTAAAAGTCGAACCATTCCTCTTGGAAGGTACAGCTCTCCGGGTCAATTGGGTCGTTCTGAATTTCAGAGTTAAATGACGCTTCACCCTCAGAGATGCGGATAACCATAAGATCATAGTAGGAGAGTTTCTCTTCCCATAAGACAGCGGTTCCCTTGAGCATTTCTTCTCGGTTGGAGTCAAAGAACTCCTTTGCATCCTCTTGGCGACCATCGTTTGATAAGTCAGTGAAGATACGCTCCCATGCATCCCAAAGCTCTGTATTCTCTGCAAAGCTGATAACACCTCGATAGACTGCCGTCTTATAACTTGGGTTCTTTGCTACGTTCGCAAGAAGTGCGTCAAAATGAAGTAGCGTTCCAATATAGACAATATCTGTATAAGTATCACCACACTTTGAAACTGCTTTATAAAACCAGTTTCGGAGTTTCTTTCTTTGATCTGGTGTGTTGACATTCTCGTCGTTTTCCAAATCATCGCAGACAATAAGATCAGGTCGCCATTGTTTGTGACGTCTACCACGGATTTTCTTGCCTGAGCCAATGGCTTCAACCTTAACTCCATTCGATAGCAGGATAACCGATGCCTTCCAGACCTTACCCTCAAGCTCTCCGAAATCTTCTTTGAGTGCTGCATTCTCTTCAAGTTCTGTTTTTATGTCAGCAAGGAAGCCCTCAGCCTGTTCGGAACTGTCCGACAAAATAAGTATGTAGTGTTTGTAGGCGTACACGGCAGCGTGAAGGTCATCTTTAAAGGTAAAGGTCGTACTCTTAGCATGACCACGGGGAGCCTCGATTGCGCGACGACACCCGTCGGCTCTGTTGATTTCCTTGGCGGACTCCATGGGGTCAAGTCCTTTCATAACACCATCTCTCCAAATACGGTCAAGTTCCCCATGAAACGAGGGGGACTTTCTCACGAAGTAGTGAGCAAGATAGGCTCGCCCGAAGTATTCAAGATCAATCGCTCCGAGCTTCCGACGTAATCCCTTCGGCCCGGTCAGTTCCTTACCAGCCTTATAAGCTTGGAGGAGCTGAGCCCGCCTTTCTGGAAAGTTGTCACCTTGGGTTACATATTGTTCAAAAAGCTCTCTCTGGTATTCTCGATTCGCCATCGCCTCACGGTCTTCCGGCTCGTCAAGTTTTTCAAGATATTCTTCAAGATCAATCTTCGCCATCTGTGACCACCTTCTCCCTCGCACGAGCCAATACATCGCGCAGTTCTCCGGCAAGTTCAGGGTGCTGCTTGATAGCAGCCATGAGCTCAACCTCCATCTGGTCAAAAGCAAGCTCTGCTTTTTTCTTCATATCCTGCCTTACACGCTTTTCGTAAGTTGCATTACGAGATAGTGATGCAATGAGGCGTCCCGCTTTATCTAGGGGCATTTCGTTAAAATCCTCCTCGGCAGTGCTCACACGTTGCATGAGACCATCCATAAGTACCATTGAAGCTGCTCTCGTATAATCAAGGTCAGGGTGTGCATCCACTGCCTGAGCAATCGCTTGGGTACGCTGTAAGGTCTCTGCCACACGCTGCGCCGCTTGGTTAGATCGAATGGCATAGCGACCAATTGCACTTTTGCTAATCTCATATCCTTCGGTCTTTAACCATAGTGCAAGTTCTTCATAGGTGTTTGAGGTATCCGTAAGCTTTATATCAAGCTGCCCCCTAATATCATCCGGGAGCTTATTGACAGTAGAGCTGACTCTCGTCCTGCGTCTCTCTTTAGACATCTACACCGGGATCGTCGGTTGTTCCCTCTACGAGGTCAACACCTTTTCTTGTAAGTTTGATCACTGCATCCCGACGATAGGCATTGTAAGCATTTGCTGTGCGTCCGGTGAATACGATATATCCAGCTTCCTCTAAATATTCAAGATGCTTTGAAATATCTGGTGAAAAGATAAGTCCATCACCGACAAGGGCATTTGTAATCTGCCTAACGAGGAGCGCATTCTGATTGCCTTTTGCTAGGGCTCGGATGATATAGCCCCTAATTGCCTTATTTTTTCCGACTTCCTGCTCTTGCATTTCGTCCATAAAAGCCATAGCTTCTATTCCTCCTTTCCTTTGTTCCCCGCGCCATAAAGCAATTGGTCAAGCTTGTCTTCAACACGGTTCATAATTCGAATGTAATCTTCTCTAGTGACATAAAGAAGGGGGAGATCAGCCTTAAGATCATTTAGCTTTTCTTCCACTTTTTCAATCTGTGCGGTGTTTTTTTCTTCCACCTTTTCAATCTGTGCGGCGTTTTTTTTGTCTGCATCTTCAAGTGTTGTGAGAGTCTTCTTCATAAAGAAGGTTAAGGTTCCAGCAATCAGTGTGCAGAGAAGGGAAGCTGTTGCTCCGATAATTGTCGTTATCTGTGTGACATCCATGAGATACCCCCTTATTCTTTAACCGAAGTCATAAGGTCACTTGTTAAGGTAATATAGGGGTCTTCCTGCTTTACCTTGCGGACTGCATCCTCGATACATTTCCCGAGGTATTCGTCAAAGCTTCCAAGATTCTTCGTGATAACTGCTTGTGCCTGTGGTGTGATCGCTGACTTAACTTCCCAAAAAACCTTTTTCCCCAAAATAAGCAGCTCGCCTCGGTTCTCTGAGCCACTCTTTACAGCATCGCGCAATGCCTTTGCTGTTGTCTGTTCCATCGCTCCAACCGAGATTGTTGCAAGATTTTTTACGTCGTCAAGAGCGTTGTTGAGTAGCTTGCGAGCTGCGTTGTCATTCATTTGTGCCGTCTTTGCCTTTGCCAGATTGACGCCGACGCCAATGTAATACATCGCGTAAGCACCAAG